GTGTATGCCATAACATAGCACAGAGCCGGAAAATCGTCAAAGCAGCGGGGCTGTCGCCTGCTTTTCAGGTGTAGGGCTGGCAGCAAATAGTAGAGAAACGATTGCACAATCGAGAAAAGCAGAGCTCTTCAGCAGTGGACGTGTGCCGTTGCTCTGAGGGCTTTTTACCGTGGTGCAGCAAAGGTTGCTTCTAACTGATGCGTTGGAACTGTTCTTGTTGGACAGGGAAGCGCAGAACCTCGCACAAAAAACCCTCAAGACCTACCGAGCCAGACTCGCCAAGTTTGTAACCTGGTGCGACGATCAAGGTTTGGCAACGGTTGGCGATCTAACCACTACCCACATTCGACTGTATCAAGCGCACCTAATCAAGACAATGGCAGACATAAGCGCCAAAAGCCGGATGGTAGACGTGAAGACGTTCTTGAGCTTTTGTGTTGATGAGCAAATGATCAGCGCCTCGCCGGCAGACCGCGTCAAGTTGCCGCGCATAGTGGAAAGACTTCCACGCACACTTACGGCAGATGAAGTGCAACGGCTGTATAAAGCTTGCACCAGTGACCGGGACAGAGCACTATTTCTGGTAGCGCTGGATACCGGCGCCAGGGCTGAGGAACTAATCAACATGGATCTGACTGACGTGAACATAGCAGATGGGACAATCCTTATCCGAGAAGGCAAGCCACGGCGCGATCGAACCGCTTATATCAGCCCACGAACGCGTAAAACGCTGCTACGTTACACCAAGACGGCAAAGCTGGAATCGGGCGCATTGTGGTTGTCAGAGAAGCGCGGCAGTCGACTAACCGAGTCAGGCATAAGCCAGTGGGCAAAGCGACTGTCAGAGCAGTCCGGCGTGAGGATGACGCCTCACATGCTCAGGAAGACATTCGTGACAGCGCTGCTAAGGGCAGGGGTAGATACATTTACGCTCAAAAAGTTGTCAGGGCACAAAAGCCTAGAGGCGTTGAAACCATATATCGCAGTCGCCGACGTGGACGCAGAGCAAGCCCACCGGAGATCCAGCCCCGTGAGCGAATTGCTAGGGTAGGCAAAAATCGTGCTTTTGCACGATTGCCAACCGGCGCCGGCGCCCTGTATATTAGAAAGAAATCAGCTAAATTGCTCAGGGTAAAATAGGGCGACCTGTCAAACGGGAAAACCTAATTGATTTTGTAAACGAAATGTCAGAAAAAATTGTACTCAAACATACAAAAATATACCAATAGATAAATTACAATTGAGTTATGCGAAATGATGTAATTTTAGTGTAATTGGTAGAAAAAACTAGGAGCGGGCATGTCTCACCATGCCCGCTCCTAAACCATAAACAAATATGGCGCGTAGGGTTATCGATCTACTAATTTTGACAGATTATGATCGATAACGTGGAAACGCAACATTTATTGTATCAGAATAACACGATGTGTGTCTAGTGACTCTGGATACAATGTTTAATGTAACGCATGTACACCCATGAACGCGCCATTCGAGGCGCGTTTTTTATTTCTGAAAATGGGTGATTGCATGGATACGAGTCAACATTCCCCTAAAATCCTCGCTAAACGATGCCAGGAAACCGTCGACATGGCTATGCGCTATATTGATTCCGGGATCGTCATTGTCAAGACACATACGCCTATATTCTCCGAGTCGGGGCGCGTGGGCTGCACCTGCGAATCGTTCAAGCGCAGCGACAAATACCGGCAATGGTGCGAGGAAAACGGCAAGCTGTTCGACCCCAATTACGAATGCCCAAGCCCAGGCAAACACCCGGCAGGCGCTTGGAAAAACGAAACCGTAGGCGTCACCGCTGACCAAGCTCATGACACCTGGGGGCGCTTTCACACCGCCACCGACGTGGACACCGGTAAACGGGTAAAAATCGTTTGGAATATCGGCACCCTGACCGGACCCTCTAATCTACTGACCCTGGATGCCGACACTTACAAACAACATTATCAATGTGATTTGTCCGATCTGGTTGATCTGGATGATCAGGAGACGCCACAGGCGCTGACCCATAGTGGTGGTATGCACCTGGTTTTTGATCGACAGGGCAAACCCTATACGAATGCGAATGGCGAGTTGCGAAATGCCGGTATTGATGGCGTCGACATTCGTGGCGAGGGTGGATTCCAGGTGCTGGCGCCGTCTGTCGGCCCCAGTGGCAACGCCTACGCCTGGGTAGAGGGCTACGAACCGTGGAATGTAGAACGGCGCCCGATCCCGGACGCGCTGGATGCTATTCTAGCCAGTACAGTCGCAAAACGCCGCAAATCGAGTGGTAGTGCCGTTAAATTCACCACGCCAACAACAGCGCGTCCGAATCTATCGCAGTGGCGCGTATCAAAAAATACTCTCGACCTGATCCACAACCCGGCACCGAATGGGCAACGTAGCGAGGCTGACTACTCCGTTTGTTTATCCCTATGCTACGCCGGCGCCTCTGACGACGACATTCTGTCAGTGTTCGAGCATTATCCTATCGGCACGGAGGGGAAATTCGCCGAGAGGGGACGCCACTACCTCGCCCTCACCATAGCCAATGCACGAGGCTATGTCAGCGAGAATCCACGCCCAGAGGTGGATACAATCATTGCCCACTACCGTCGCCTGGTGGAATTTGCCGACTGGTCGGAGATCGTCCCGTTAGAACGGCAATCGGCAATTGGCTATTTAACCGGACCCACCGATCGCAAATTGTTCGCAAACCTGCTCAGCATTATGGAGCGCGCCAATAGAGTTGAAAATGTGGGTGTCTCCTACCGACGACTCATTACGCGTGTCGATAGCAATGGGGGCAAGGTGGCGCTCACCTCCGTACAGACGGCGAAAAATTTTCTCGACAGAATCAACGGAATTCTAATCGACTACTCGCCCGACACCGACACCGATGGGCGAGTCCTTGGGCAACTGGTTTCATTGCGCCCCGTTGTTAATGGATTAGACACCCCTAACAACACCCCAATAATGTGTAATGGGGTGTCTAAACCATTAACAACGGGGGTTTTCCCCACCCACCTCGCCGACGACGCATTTGCGATAGGCACAGCGCGCTGGGCGCGAGAGGTGATCGACGCGGAGAAACGGCGCCTAATGGCTGAAAATCCTGCCTACGCCGAGGCAGCCATTGCCTACAAATCGGCGCTGGTGTCCAAACCAGCCTCCGTCGCCGAAATGCGACGGTTGATCGGCGCTGCTGCGCTCGAAACCTATCGCGAGCTAATGGCTCGCGCTGCTGCCGATTTTCTCCCAGGGTTGGGTACATTCGGGTTGCTGGTAATCGCCGATTTGCTCGAAAACCCTGGTTCGGATCGGAGGGAAATTGCCCAGCGACGAGGACTGAAGCCGTCTGCCGTCTCTGGCGTGTTGCGAAAAATGGAGGCGTGGGAATTGGTAGAGGTGGATCAGGCAACGACATTCGGCGCCAGAAAACACTATACCCTGGTTGGCGACGTGTTCGGCGAGATTGACGCCAAATTACCAGAGGCAAAAACCTACAAAATTGGGGTGCAACGCCTGGATAGCCGGCTCCAGAATGCCCAGCACTGGGCTGCGCGGGAGGCGCAGCAGGCGCGCGAAAATGGTGACGACGAGGGGTTGCGCCTGGCTGAAAAACGAGTGGATCGGATCGCCCAACAACGATTCGAGACAGTCCCCGTTTTGTACCCTGAATTGGAGGATTCGGAGATTGCGCGGTTTATCTATACCCCAGGCTATTTGGCAATGCCGTCCAAACCGGAGGCGCCACGCCCGGAGGCACCCGGTTCAGTCGCCCATTTGCGATTGAGCGAGTTGGCAGGGCGGAGCGATCTGCTGACGAAGTTGGAATTTTTTGAACTAGTTGCCCTAAACGACATGTTGGGCGGTGGGTTGCATTTCGAGGACAGCATCCTGCTGGCAGATTACCACCGGGGTCAGTCGGACATCCAGGCTCTGGTTGAGTTGACGCGCCAAATGCCCTATGAGGACGACGATATTGAATATTTAATGGATGCGGCGGGGCTATAACGGAGGTAGTTATGGAAATAGCGCAAATTAGCAAACCGGACATCGCACTATGGCAGCGGGTTTTCAAAAAAGACGAGACGCAGCGAGCCTACCGACTATTTTTTGGCGACCTGCGTCCGGCTAATGGGAATGCCAAGTATGCAGCAACGCTGCTAATCGAGCACCTGGTCGCAGCGGTCGGGCCGGACGCGGAGACCGTCGAACGGATGATGCGCCAGACGCGACTGGATCAGGCTGAGTGGGACACGATGCCTGGGCGGTGGACCTGGTTGCAGGGACGTATCCAGAATGCGATTGATCGAATGGGAGGTAAAAATGATCGTGGGCAAAATTACAAAACAGGAGGGCGAGCTCGACGAGTGTTTTCTGTTGCTCGCCGCGGTGGTCAAGCAGGCGGCGCGGGACTCCAGGGAGGCGCGCAGGCGGCGGGTTCTTGACGTGAGCATTCAGCACGCCGAGGACTGGCTGCGTGCCTTTGTGGAGGGCAGCCAGTTTGAGTGTGAAATTCTGAGTCTGGCAGGGTTGGTATCGGGCGATAAGGGCAAAGATACACGCCCGATACCAGGAGATCGCAACGATGTTGCGGATTGGAGTGTAGCATGACAAACGAAATTTGGAAAGAAATACCGAGCTGCCCTGGCTATCTTGTGAGCAGCCTGGGCAGGGTTATGAGCAACAAGTGGGGGAAAACGAAGATCATCAAGCCGAGTCCACATCCTAGAGGCTACTGTACCGTTACTGTGGGCGGTGTTTGTAGGACGGTTCATCGGCTGGTTGCCTTGGCATTTATTGGCGAATCAGCTTTGCAGGTCAACCACCGAAATGGCGACAAAACCGACAACCGGCTCAGTAACCTGGAATATTGCACAGCCAGAGAGAATGTCCGTCACGCCATAGCCGAACTTGGCAGAGCATACGGCGGCGATCGTCGCCAGCGATTGTAGAGTAGTTGGGTGCCCAGGGAGATCCATCACCTGATACCCCCTGGGCTGAGAAGTTATGCGACATGGTCGCGAAAGGATTGTAACATGAGTTGGTACGGAAGTCGAGGTATAGATATCGAGGTAGATTTCGTTAGCCAAACAGAGTGCCGGGTGAATATCATCCATGGCAAAAAGGTTGGGAGTGAGCGAATTGGCGCTCTTCCTGGCTCCAGATACGACAAGGGGGAGAAACGCTGGTATGTGCCGATAATGTGCCTGCCCGATCTGGAGGAGATTGCGGACACGATCGAGGTTGAGCCAGCGGTAGGTCGAGCCTACCAGACGCTGGTGCGCCGAATGATGAGTCACATGCGCGCCGCGGGCGTTGTGTTCTGTTTCGAGGACGACAGCCCGGTGATTCACTACGGCGCCTTTGAGGGACAAATGCGCGAGCATATCACGGGAATGATCAAAAAAAATTCTTACGCCGTTATGTGCATTCTGTATTCATGGAGAGATCGGAAATGGGAGAGAGAGAATGCCCTACATAGACACAATACACCAGGAGATCGAGCAGTTGCACCGGCAGTGCATGGACGACTTGAATCGAATGGCGTGGGAAGTCGAGGACGCGCTGCTGCAGCTAGAACTGATAGGGCAGCAGTTGCGTGAGAATGCCGGGCTAGTGGTGCGCTCCAGTCGTGGCAGAGTTCATTTGGTGAGTGGTGTGAAAGGTGAAACGTATGACAGAAGTAGTGAGAGTTAAGCTAGAGGACATTGTCTGGGAGCCGTCTATTTATCCACGCGATAAATGGAATACGGGAACAATCGAGCAGTACGCAGACGTGCTTAAAGCCGGTAAGGAGTTCCCTCCGATTGTGCTAGAAAAGGGGACGCTTCGCCTGCTTGACGGGAAGCACCGGACTGAGGCTCACAAGTTGTACGCGGCATGGTATGCGGAAAAGCCGGAGGGCGAGGAATGGTCGGAACCGACTGCGGAAATTGAAGCCGAGCTACACGAAATCCCAGAGGGAATCCCCCCCAAGTTATATGCTGCCAGCTTGAGCGCCAAGCACGGCGACAGAATCAAGCCAGCCGAGCGCAAGGCAATCGCGCGAGAGATTTATGAGGAGAATCCTGATTTTACCCTGGCAGTTCTCGCTGAGTACCTGGGGGTATCGTCTTATAGCTCGCACAGTTATGTATCGGACATCCTGGCGAGACGTAAAGAGACGCAAAAGATGGTGGCGCTTCGGCTGAACTTGTTGGGTTGGACAGAGCGAGAAATCGCAGATGCTTTACAGGTTTCTCAGCCTAGCGCCCATAAGATTTTGATTACTTTTTTAGATGATAAGAAAGTAATCAAAAATCTCCTCTCCGAAGGGCACCCTCACCTTGACGTAGCCGAGAGATATAACATGCCCCTGCAGCTTGTCTGGGCAATCGACATGGAAGGACGCACCGACAAAGAGCGCATGGGGCGCCTGGGCATCAACATCCAGCCCTACGACGTGTGGAACTTTGCCAAGTGCCACGACTTATTTGGTTCACAGCATCCTGGGCGTATTCCTGGGCAACTCATCGCCAAGGTGCTTACAGTTCACTGAGAATTATTCTCATTTGTTTGACTTTACCGAACATTCGTGCTAGGATTATCATGGAATTACGAAGTCGCCGCCGTCGCAAGCCAACCGTTTGCCTGGGCGGCGCTTTTTCTATTGGCGAGGAGTCAATGTGACAGTTATCATCGTGGCGCCGAGGCAGCCGAATCTACCGTCGCTCGACGGAGAGGTTTCTGCGATAGCGCGTTGCCTCTATCGCCCGATTATCGTCCAGGGCGAGGTTGAGGAGAGAGATATTCTCCAGGCGGCAAAAGACGCCAATGGCGAGGCTGAAGGCTTCTGGTTTGCCGGACACGCCACCGAGGAGGGGCTGCTACTGTCCAATGGCGAGATCCTGCCCCCCGGAGCCTTTGCCCAGGTACTGGGTGCCGCTGGCGCAGAGTGGAGCTTCCTCAATTCATGCCACGGTGGTTCCTTCGTTGATCGTCTTCAGGCGAGCTACCAACACGACGTGTATGCCAGTATTGCTGAAATCGGTGACGTTGCAGCTTGGCGCACGGCTATTCTGGTAGCCCAGTCGTACAGTAGTAGTGGAAATATTCATTTGGCGTATCGTGCAGCAGCCTTGCCCGGCACGACACCACTGCGGTATTTCCCCTCCGAGCAGGATGGGTCCAAGGTGAAAGAGGAGCAGTTCAACGAGATAGCCGATGAGCTGCGTGACGTGGTGACGCAGCTCCGCGAGCAGAACAGAGTATTGACTGGCGATAAGCGTTATCGTGAGCCTGGTTTGATTGAGCGAGTGAGCAGGCTTGAGGGGCAACAGGTTGCTGTCATGGCAGCCCTAGAGAGGCAACGCACCTGGCTCATTGCGAACAGTGTGCTGTCGGGCGCTGTGCTCATTGTGGAGCTCTGGCTCCGAGTTCTCTAGGGGGCGCAATGGGTGAGCCTATCGAAGTTCGCAGCGGGGGACACCTGCTGTTCATTGTTTCCAGGAATGGGAAAATCGAATGCCTGCGTGACGGCTGGTTGCACACAGTTGATATTGTGGAGACTCTGCGCACCGGAACCCCTGTGGTAGAGCGCCGATATGTTGGCAAAAAATTGTTGACAAAGGTACCACTTCGTGATAGCATAGCAAGCAATTAGGCACTATATTTTTTAGAGCGCATGACGCCATTGGTTCGGGAAACCGGATCGGTGGCGTTTTTTCTTTTCCGGCAAAACACGAATGGCACTCAGCAAAAAGCAAGAGGTTTGGTTAGAAGAGTATCTGTCAACCTGGAACGCAACGGAAGCTGCGAGACGGGCCGGATACGCTCACCCTAATGTCGAAGGGCCGAAAAACATTGTAAATCCTAGTTTAGCCGAAGAGATCCAGCGCCGGCTTGCCGAGAAGACTATGAGTGCTGACGAGGCACTTGTACGGCTGGCAGAGCAGGCTAGAGCTGAATACAGCGCTTATCTGCTTGAGGACGGCTCCGTCGATCTGCCAGCCATGAAGCGTGACGGCAAAATGCACCTTATTAAAGCAATAAAGCCGACGAAGTATGGCAAAGCCGTTGAGTTCCACGACGCCCAGACAGCGCTTATCAATATCGGGCGCCACCACCAACTCTTTACCGATAAGCTGGACGTGGGAGGCTCACTGGAAGTGAGAGAGAATGAGTCAGCGACAGAACGCATCCTTAGCCGAATTGATAGCGTCGCTGCCCGACTCAGAGCGCAGCTCGGCGCTGCTGGAGCTGGCGCCAACGGAGACGGAGCAGAAGGCGCTTGAGTACCTTTGGCAGTTCTGGGCGCGCCCAAACCAGCTTGCCCCAACCGGCGACTGGTTCACCTGGCTGATTCTGTCTGGGCGTGGGTTCGGCAAGACTCGCATTGGCGCCGAATGGGTTATTGATAGGGCAAAGAACGGTCCGTACTTCCCGATAGCCCTTGTTGGACAAACAAAAGCCGACGTGCGCGACACCATGATTGAGGTTGGCGACAGCAGCATACTAAAATGTTCGCCACCGTGGTTTAAGCCGGTGTATGAGCCGTCGAAGCGCCGGCTGACTTGGTCAAACGGCATGATTGCTACTGTCTTCAGTGGCGACGAGCCGGATCAGTTGCGAGGTCCACAGCATGGCAGTGCTTGGGTGGACGAACTGGCGAAGTTCAAATATCCCAAAGACACATGGGACAACCTGGTGCTAGGGCTTCGTCTGGGTGGGCAGCCACAGGCTGTCGTCACGACGACACCAAGACCGATACCGATTATCAAGGAGTTGGTGAAGGACGAGTCCTCCTTTATTACCAGGGGCTCGACTTATGAAAATCTGGCTAATCTCTCGCCGACATTCATTCGGGAGATCGTAAAAAGATACGAGGGCACACGACTCGGACAGCAGGAACTCTACGGGGCTCTCCTGCTCGATACTCCTGGTGCTCTCTGGACGCGTGACACCCTTGAGGCGACAAGGGTGCGAGAGGCTCCGGCGCTGGTCCGGCTGGTGGTGGCTGTAGATCCCGGAGCAACTTCAGGCGAGAGTAGCAATAATACCGGCATAATCGCTGCAGGCGTCGACGCTACTGGACATGGGTATGTCATAGCGGACGCGACTTGCAAAGAGAAGCCGGCAAAGTGGGGAGAGCAAGTGGTTCGTTTATTCGATCGTCTCTCTGCCGATTGTGTCGTCGCCGAGACTAATCAAGGTGGAGAGATGGTCGAGCATGTTGTGGTGACAGCAGCCCAAGCCCTGTACGCCAAGGGCGAGCGTACAAGCCCACATATTTCCTTTAAGGCAGTCAGGGCAAGCCGGGGCAAATATACGCGAGCAGAGCCAATCTCAGCCCTTTACGAGCAGAGGCGTGTTCACCACGTCGGGCTGTTTGCTGAACTAGAGGACGAGCTTTGCACCTGGGTTCCTGGCGAAGACTCGCCGGATCGCTTAGACGCAGCCGTGTGGGGATTGACCGAGCTTATGTTGAATCAGCCGGGCGAGGCTGAAATTATAGAAAATCCTGTGTGGTAACAATGGCAACTTTCTGGGAAAGACTACAATCAGCCTATAAGGCAGCGTATTCCGCCTGGTACGGCACGCCGAACGCTACGCCAACCGACAGCCAGGTGTACCGGGTGGCGACCATGGCAGATGCCGAGCGCGAGCGTGTGGAGCGTTACAAGCTGCTGTGGGAATACTACAGAGGCGAACACCGGAAGCATTTGAAAGTTCGCATGACGCCGGCAGGGCGCGGTCCTGACGACAACCTGGTAGTCAACCTAAGCCGGCGTGTTGTCAATAAAGGCGTGTACTTCCTCTTTGGCAAGCCGTTGGTATGGCAGTTGGTAGAGGGTACTGATACGCCAGAGGAAATCATGCTAGAACGCATTTGGGGCAGTCCAGAGAAGCGCATGGCGTTTCTCGCTGAACTTGGCATGAATGGGGGCGTTACCGGCGACTTCTACCTACAGATTGTGCCACCGGCGCCGGGCGAGGAGCTGCCAAGGGTGATTAATCTCAATCCGGCTGTTGTCTTCCCACATACCGATCCGAATGACATTGACAAGGAGTGGGCATTCGAGTTGCGCCAACCAAGAGGCAACGAAGTGTGGCGCACCATGCACGCTTTGAACGAAACAGGACAGGACTGGTCTACCTGGGATGAAGTGTGGAAGGCAGGGCGCTGGGAGCGCATGACCGAGCCACAGTTGTGGCCGTTCCCTTATCCCATGATCGTCCACGGCAAGAATCTGCCTAGCCCGAATAGCTATTTTGGGCAGTCCGATTTGGAGGACGCCGACTTAAACGACGCCATTAATATGGTGGCGTCGAACATTAATCGAATTATTCGTATTTTTGCGCACCCACTGGTGTGGTCGCGGCTGTTCGGCAAGGATTCAGTAGCCGTCGACACGTCGCAGATGATGATGAGCCAGAACGAGAATGCCTCCATGGGCGCCTTGGAGCTGGGGCGTGATATGAACAGCGCACAGGAGTATCTGCGCTTCCTTCGCACAGCGTTCGCTGAGGTGACTGGTGTGCCTGAGTCCGATCCAGATCGCATGGCGATTGGCGCGCAGTCCGGCTTTGCACTGAAGGTGTTGTTCAACGATTTAATCCTGAAGACGGGCATTAAGCGCAGTCTCTACGGTAATGCCCTGGTGGAAACAAACCGGCGCCTGCTTGACTTAATGGGTATGGGCGACAACCACGTTGTCAAGCTCCTCTGGCAAGAGCCGTTACCGGTAGACGATAGGGCAGAGCGTGAGGGACAACAGTTTGATCTTGATTATGAACTAGCCAGCCGGCAGACAATCAGCGAGAAGCGCGGCTATGACTATGAGTCGGAGGCGGCTCGCGTCGAGGATGAGAAGCCGGACGAGCCAGCGCCAGGCAGAGTGTTCACGCCGGCAATGGGTACGATTGAGGTGAGTCGGGAATGAAGCAGATACTAACACCAACACAGGCGATGCAACCGAGAATCGTCAGCCTGGAAGACTTGAAGGCTAAGCTACTTCCCCTATGCTTGGGCTATGCCTGGGCTGAAGGGGCGATTACCGACCTGTGGAAGAAAGGCGCACCCGTTCCACAGCCGGAAGGGGCACCAGAGCGCAGAATCTTGATCCCACAGCACTTTGCTACCTGGTGGGCAGAGATTCAGCAGAGAATGGGTGTAGAGGCGTCAGCAGCCGACATTTACAGGCTTGCGTCTCGCAACCCAAAGACTTTTCGATCACACGCTGGGCTACAGCGTTAACATGCAAAACACCGTCGCCGGGTGCATTCGGGCGGGTCTATGACCATTACTCGAAAGAGGAAAGAGAAAAATGTCAGGTAAAGCAAAAGTAACTACCACAGAGACAGTTCAGGAGGCAGCGCAAGAGGCGCAAGTGGAAGCAGCGCAGGATGTACAGGCGGATACCCAAACGGCAGGGGATAATGCCGGTCAGCAACAGTCGGTACAGCAGGCAAAAACTTTCACGCAAGCTGAGTTGAATACGATCATTCAGCAACGGTTGGAGCAGGAGCGGCGCAAGTACGCCGACTATGACAGCGTCCGACAGCAGTTGACTGAGCTACAGCAAGGTCAACAGAGCCAACAAGCGCAAGTGCAACAACTGGAACAGCAGAATCAACAGTTGAGCGCACAAACCAAGGAGAAGTCCATAGAGGCGGCTGTAGCGAAAGCTGCCGGCGCTATCGGGCTAGATCCAGAGGCTGCGCTAAAGTTGGCCGACTTGAAAGCGTTGACTGTCGATGAAGCGGGCAACGTGACAAATGCAGCGGATGTGGTTAAGTCGGTGGCTGAGCGTTTTCCGGGGCTACTGAAGCGACCGTTGCCCACAGTGAACGCAGTCAACGCAGCAGCCGGGGCAACCCTAACACCTGAACAGAAAGAAGCACAATTCCGTCAAGAGTTCTTTGGCGGCAATGCCAAGAGCTTCTTTGGTGGTGGTGGCGTTGTTTTGCCAACGAGTCTATTTGACGAGTAGTGAGGTAATACACAATGGCTATTACGAAAAAGAGCGACTTGAACTCGCTTTTTAACAACATTTACGAGCGTGCGCTTTTCGTCGCTCGTGAGATGAATGTGATGCTGCAACTGGTAACCATCTACAGTGGCACCGGCTATGCAGATCGCAAGATCGGGCAGTGGGCAACCCTCACTGCTGAGGATGTGACAGAGGGGCAAGACTATGCCAATGCGCAGACATTCAGCAAGTCTGTGTTGGCGACACTCACTCCCGGTGAAGTTATGGCGCAGTCCGTTCTTACTGACGTGATGCAGGAAACCGATCCCGACGACGCTATGCGCTCTTGCGCTCAAGAGCTTGGGAATGCAATGGCGACTAAGATCGACACCGATATTGTGGGCGACTTTGCCAGCTTTAGCACGGACGTTGGGCCGGGGGCCGGTCAAACGGCTACGCTCGCCAAGTTTGGCGTTGCACAGTCTGTTCTGCGCAACAGCAAGGTGATGAACCCGCTGTATGCAGTTCTCCACCCTTACGCCTGGCACGACATTTGGGTTGAGTTAGGGCAGCCAGCGGCAACCAATGCTTTCCTGGGCGACACGGCTAACCAGGCAATGCGTGACTTCTATGTTGGCAACTTCCTGGGCTTGCGTTGGGTTGTCAATGCCAACATTGCCACAGACAGTGACGCTGATGCTGTCTCTGGTGTCTTCAACCCTGAAGCGTTGGCTTTCGACAGTCGCAAGGCGCCTACGTTGGAGCCTGAGCGCGACGCAAGCTTGCGGGCCTGGGAACTTAACCTTGTCGGCGGCTATGCTCATGGTGTGCGTCGTCCTACGTTCGGTGTCAAGTACACCAGCGACGTGACTACACCGAGCTAAGGAGGAAATGTACTATGTTTGGGTCTCAGAATAAGCACAGCGTTGTCGCATTCGTGGACTTTGATCCCGGCGCTGACGACGTGATTCCTGTGTTCGTTGCGCCCCTGGCGTGTGAAATTGAGAGCGCCAAGGTGATCGTAACGAACGTCGTTAATGGCAGTACTGCCAACTACTTCGACTTGGCTTTGCTGAATGGTGGGTCTGCCGGTACTGCAACTACGCAGATCGGCGGCACTATCGGCGGTACAGCCGGCTGGACGGCACTACTGCCCGTTTCCTTCACTGTCAGTGAAGGGGCATTGGCGGCTGGTGACGTTGTTGCTGTGAAGTACAACGAAGAGGGTACCGGCACCTTTGCGAGCATGTTGGTACAGCTTGACTACGTATTAGGGCAGGCGTAGAAAGCACAGGAAGGGCAAGGCGAGGCGAAGTGCTTGAAATGGCACAAATGTATCATGCGGGCACTTTCGTTTAACATTGCCCTTCCTGTGGGCTTGAATTTGCGAGGAAGTAAACGATGGCAGCAAGAGACGGGATGTCAAGCCTCATATCGCAGTTCCGTAACCTGGTGAGCGATACGGGCACGGTTGCTTTTACTGATGACCGTGCGCAGGAAGTTTTGGACGCACACCGGATCGACTTCTACCAACAGCCGTTGGTGGTGACTGCACAGCAGATCGCTTCGGGCACGGTGGTCTATCACGTTTACACCGCTCCTTATGGCAACCTGGAAGGAACAGCTTCGGGCACCGCTGCCTTTCGCCTGCATGACAGCGTTGGATCGTCTATCACAACCGGCTACACCCTGGATGCCCAAAACGGGGTTGTTACGTTCACGGCTAACCAGGCCGGCAGCGCCCGTTATCTTGATGGACGCAGCTACGATCTGTATGGCGCTGTAGCGGACGGGTGGCGCGAGAAAGCCGGGCAACAGTCAGCCGGCTACGATTTCAAAGTCGAGGGACGCGCCTACAGCCGGTCACAATGGTTCAAACACTGCTTTGATCTGGCGAGTCTCTACGATAGCATGGCACGCCCGACACAGGCTGTAATGGAACGGGGGGACATGTGTTAAGTGCTGCTGAACTGTCCGCCATGCGAGAAATTGAAGAAAGCGCTATGTCCTCTACCGGCATAATCAAACGGCGCACACTGGCTGCTGACGGCATGGGCGGCTACACAGAGGCATGGGCGGCTGTGGGTACGGTTGACTGCGACGTGTGGCAAATCAACCAGCGCGGCGAACGTGAGCGCACCACAGAAGGAGCGCAGCCTATCAGTAAAGCCGACTGGTTTATTACCTGTCCATACAATACCGATCTGCAAGCGAAGGATCGGGTCGATGTTGACAATAGAACATTTGAAGTTACCTTTGTCCCGAATGACTCAAGCTGGCTTACAGCACTTCGGGCGGAGGCTGTCACGTACAACGAAGAGCAGCGGATCTAAGCTGTCAAGTTGCAATCAAAGGTGAGACATGAATAAGTTGAGAATGTTGTACAGCAGTAACGCTTTTTGGGCTAGCAGTGGGTATGGCGTGCAAGGCCGGTCCTTATTGCCTCGCCTGGCAGAGTTGCCAGAATTTGGTGGGCGTGAAAATATTGCGCAGTTCGCCTGGTATGGGCTTCAGGGTGGGCAACATGACGTTGATGGGTTCCACATTTACCCTGCTGGGGCTGATCCATACGGTAACGATATTATCGGGGCGCACACAAAAAACTTTGGAGCGAACATCGTCGTATCCCTCATTGACGTGTGGGTGATGAAGAACACGGCACAGAACATCGCCCCTGCCCTTTGGCTGCCATGGTTGCCCGTTGATCATTTTCCCATTCCGCAAGCTGTGATTGATTCACTGCAAGGCGCATACATGCCGCTCACCTATAGCAAGTGGGGTCACAAGCTGCTAAAAGACGCAGGGATAGACAATCACTACATCCCGCACGGCATTGAAACCGACATTTACAAGGTGCTTGAAAACGTTGACCAGGTACAGCGCTTTAAGCGGGAATATCTACGCTGTGAGGGCCATTTAACCGTTATGGTAGCAGCAAACAAAGGATACCCTGACCGAAAGTTCTTTCAGGGGCAACTTCGGGCATGGGCGGAGTTTGCCAAGGATAAGCCGTTGGCAAAGCTGTACATTCACACAGAGCCGACAACAAAATTCGGCGGCGTGAACCTGATCGCACTGGCGCAACGTCTGGGCATTGCTGAGCGGGTGATCTTCCCGAACCAGTACGACTATTGGAACGGGTTCCCTGCGCAATATTTAGCCATCCTTTACAATGCCGCTGACGCCTATATGGGTAACAGCATGTCAGAGGGGTTCGGTATCCCGCTCATTGAAGCGCAAGCTTGTGGCTGCCCCGTGACTACAACCAACTATACAGCGATGCCGGAACTTGTACGCTGGGGCTATGCACTTGATCCGCTGGATGTCATCTGGACACCGATGGACGCTTGGCAAGCCTGGCCAGATGTCAAGGCTATCACGGAAGCGCTAGAAGAGCTTTACACGCAATGGCACGACAATGGTGATGCTTGGCCTATGGCACAACGGCTTAAGACAAGCCAAGCCATCCACGATGATTTTTCGTGGGATACCATTGTCAGAGAGCAATGGGCACCGTTCGTAACAAAGCTGGCAGAAGAAGCGCCGGCGCTAGATGCCCGCTTCTTACCGGCGCAACCTGAGCCGCAACCCGAACCGCAACCCGCACGAAAACCACGGGTCAAGCTGGTAACACCTGAGCAAGCGTTGGGAAACCAAATACAACTGAGTGAAGCCAAGCCGGGTCTTAAAGCGCTTGTACCGCCAGGTGGCACCGTGGTTGCAGCGTAGGGGGAGCCATGAAAATTGCAGCTTTGATCATTGGGATCGACGGGTGGGAGAAGTATACCAAGCCGCTTGTCGATTCCATTCGACTACATGAGCCTGACTGTAGTGTGGTGGTGATCGACAATGCCAGCAAGGAGCCGTATCCTATGGCCGGTTACATTTGGCCGACAGAACGACTATGCTACAGCGCAGCTATCAATGCGGCTTACAAGGTGGCGCGATATGGCGAGGATGTAGAACCGGACTGGTACATCGTCCTGAGCAACGATGTGCTTTGTACTGGCCCTTTTTCGCACATCCTTGAAGAAATGCCGGAGACATGGATCGCCGGGCCGCACCTGATGAAAACCCAGGGGTGGACTTACTTGGAGGGCTGGTGTGTGTGTATTCCCGCCGCTGCCTGGGCAGACATAGGCAGGTGGGACGAAAACTACCGTGTGTCGAGTTGGGAGGATGTGGACTTTTCGACAACAGCGCTTGAAAAGGGTTACAACCTGGCGCACTGTCCCGATCTCCCCTTCAAGCACTTAGACCAGAAGCAGCGCTTTACCGTCGTTCCCGACTACTGGAAGAGCGAAGAGCATAACGTGAAATATTTTCATAAGAAGCATGGGGTGGCGAAATGAGCATGGAAAAGCTCTTTGAGTATCTTGCCTGGAAAATGCCCCGCAGATTGGTGTACTGGTGTGCAATCCGGCTGATGTCGTCGGCAACATGTGGCAAGTACAGCGATACACATCCCGACGAAATCAGCGTGATAGAAGCATTGGACGCATGGGAAGGTAAATCGTGAACATTGTCATAGCCAATGGGCCGGGCCGGCTTGACAACGGATTCGACGTAATCCTATTCCCGTCCCGTTGGGATTCAGCCGTGCCAAATGCCCCTTTTCGCTTCTATCCGTATGAGTTGGCCTACCTGTCTACGTTACTGAAGCGAGAGCTACCAGGGGCGAAAGTGACGATGCTGGACGGCAACATCAAAGGATGGGGAGCCGAACAGTATGCCCGTGAAATTGAGAAGCTACACCCTGACTTACTCATTGCTGAGTGTTCAGCGTTAACCTATGGGGTTATGACCAGAGCGCAGCAGCTTGTCAACGCATCGGCAATGTCAACTATTCTCTGTGGGCCAATGGCGACGTATGCCGGTGCAGAGCTTGACGGCTGGGCGCAAACGGTTGTGGGTGAGTACGAACACAAAATACTTGCCATGATCAAAGGTGAGCCACAACCGAGCGGATACGTGGATTTGGACTGGCTACCCTGGCCTGAAGATGAGGATGTATCACGGATAGACTATGACGAAATTAATCATTATTCAAGAGGGACTATCCAACTTTATCCAACTAGAGGTTGCCCACTGTCCTGCACATTTTGCGTTGTCCCAACCTATTACGGAGGTCATGGCAAAAGTCACCGGTCACATAGATGTAGGGATGTACAGAATGTTTGTGATGAAATTGATTACCTCTCCACAAGGTATGCCGGTAGATTCAGTGGATGTTATTTTAACGAAGAGGCGCACAACGCCAACGTAGACTGGTTGGTGTCTTTCGCTGAAACGTTGATCCGTCGTGGGCTAAATCGCTACCAGTATGACGCCATGACGGGCGTATGGACATACACCAAGGAGCTTGTGGAATTACTATCACGAGCGGGTTACCGTCAATTGCGGATCGGTGTAGAGTCCACTAGCGAAGCGGTTGGCAAACAGATCAAGAAGCGCTTGCATGTAGAGCATATCGAAAATTTTATGCAATGGTGCAAAGAGTATGGCGTGGGCGTGTATGGCACTTTTCAAATCGGCGCACCTGGAAGCACTGAGGCAACAGACCGGCAAACGTTGGCAGACTTGCGCAGATGGCGTCAGCAGGGGCTTATGCAGAAGTGGCAAATATCCACTTCTACACCGTTGCCGGGTACGCCATTCTATCAACAGGCGAAAAGTAACGGATGGTTGACGACTGAGGACTTGAGCCGGTTCAATGGCTACAACCCAGTGTTGAGCTACCCTGAGTATCCAGCGGATCGCATTATGGCAGTGAGGTTGGCGGCATGAACTACAAGGAGCGGTGGATCGCCACCATCAGTCTTGTAATGGGCATTGCTCTAGCGCATATAGGATGGGGTGCTTTTATTTTGGGGGTGACACTTGTTCAACAGTTACATCAGCCCACGTTCTAAGATTTTGTGGCACCTTGACAAACTAAACCAGATCAAAGAGTCGGGCAAAACAAGCGCACCGATCAACGTCGAGATAGATTTGTCGAATCGATGTTCGCTAGGGTGTTCGTGGTGTCACTTTGCCTACACTCACACCAAGGGACCGTTGGCAGGGAAAAGAGGCAAGCCCACAGGCAATATAGCCGGTGGCGATTTGATGGACTTCGACCTAGCCAACAGTATCATCCGTCAATTAGCCAATGCTGGTGTGCAGTCGGTTACCTGGACAGGTGGGGGTGAACCGACGCTACACCCGAAGTTTGACACGATCATTGAACATGCGGCAATGGTTGGGTTACAGCAGGGACTATACACGCATGGCGGGCACATTGACGAAGACCGAGCCGCATTGCTCAAAGAGTTCATGACATTTGTGTACGTCAGCCTGGATGAGTCTGACGAGCTTAAGTATAAGGCGAGCAAGGGAGTAGATCGTTACTGGGCCGCATCAGAGGGGATAGATCGCCTTGTGGCTGCTAAGGGGAATGCAACCGTAGGCATAGGCTTCTTGCTTCACCCTGGCAATGTAGATGACATAGACGATATGGTTGCACTGGGGCGCATCAAAGGTGTGGACTACGTGCAGTTCAGGCCGGTTATTGACTACGATCAGAATGAACCAAGTCAACTAGTGGAGAATACCGAGCATCACATCTTACTAAATCATGCAATGGTGAGATTGCAGCGCTACAGTGATAATCCATTTGTTGTTGCTGACCTTGACCGTTTTCGCATGTATCGGGATTGGCAGGGGCATGGTTACGAAAAATGCAATTGGGCCGCACTGCAAACGGTTATTACGCCCAATGGTAAAGTGTGGCGCTGTCTCAACAAGAGAGAGCATTCAGACGCTTTGTTGGGTGATCTGACCGTAGATACCTTTACGGACGTTTGGGCACGTTCTGGCGGCTCCTGTGCGGTTGACAGCAAATGTAGAGTGATGTGTCGTGGGCATATTTCAAATATCGCACTAGACGCACTAATGACAGAGCCGGCACATAGCAGTTTTGTGTAGAGGTGAGCAATGGACGGGACAGTAATTCCTGTATACAAGCCGGTGGCGCAATACGAGTCGATTTTTCTGCCTGACGGCACACATTCAGGTGTACGTTTTGATCGAAACCGTGGTATACTGGAGATACAAAAGAAGGGCGTCAAGTACTTTTTCGACCTGGCGCTCATGCAGCAGGTGAGCCGGCAAAACTAGCTTACCTTATAACAAAATTGGTCGCATAGGCGACAAAGCATATCACTAGACGCAAAAGGCGTTGTGATTCCGATAACTCGGAGTTGCAGCGCCTTTTTTATTTCCGTTCTGGACTGAAACATGAACAGCGTGAAGGTTGATACACGAAAACTGGACTTGATTATGCGCAACTTGCCAAAGGCGATCTTGGAAGTGGAAGAAAAGATCGGCGCTGAGGTGGTGAAAGTCGCCAAGGAGTTGGCACCCGTTGATGAGGGCACCCTTCAGGCGAGCATTTACATGCGCACGCCAAACGAGAATGATCGTCCCAATGTCAATGCCGAATCGGGCAACCTTGAATTGCCGGCGCCGGAAGATAAAACGTCGGTCGTTGTGGGGCCGTCCGTGGGGCATGGCGTTTGGCAAGAACTTGGTACAAGCAAGATGGCAGCACAGCCCTATCTTTCACCCGCTGTGGCAAAAGTGCGTGCAAATATGAGCAAGTTCCATAAAGACTATGGGAGGGCGCTAGGCGATGGCTAACGACTTAACAGCATTTGGTAGCGCTATCTATACAGCGCTAGGTGGCACCGCTGCAAACCCGCCTATCTACTACGCCTTGGCACCCCAAGGGGGCACGCCACCTTATATCATCGTACAGCGCATGTCAGGCGAGGATGAATACACTTTCAGCAGTTCAGGGGTAAATGCCGAATACATGGTCAAGGCAGTCAGTAACCGGATCTGGCCCACTGAAGCTTGGAATGCCTATGGTTCTGTGCATACCACGTTTCAGAACGCAGCTTTGAGCATGACCGGCTTTACGTTGCTACGCTGTGAACGCAGTAGAACCATCGAATACCAAGACCCCGGAAAGTTTTGGCATGTTGGTGGAATCTACCGTGTAGAAGCGTGGCGCACATAGGTTTTAGTTAATTTTCGGAGGTAAATATAAATGGGTACTCCATTATCGGGAACGGCTGGATCGGTGGTTTACATGACCGGTGGTACAACCACGGTTGGGGAAATTGCCGAATGGTCGTTAGATATTTCTCATAGCCCCGTAGACGCTACAGCGTTTGGGAATGACTGGGCGAAGTATGTCCCGTCTATCCGTAACGCCACAGGAGCTTTTCAGGGCAACTTTGACAATACGGACAGCGCTCAAGGCTCACTGCTCAACGCCATGTTGGGCGGGTCTGCTGTGGCTTTTCGCCTGTATGTCAGTGCGTCAAAGTATTTCAATATCGCATCTGCCTACTTGACCGGCATGGGGCCTGCTATCAGTCAGACAGGCAAGGCTGATGTGTCGTACAGTTTCCAGAATAACGGTACTGTAACGTTCGTGTAATTCCGGGGGGTTGGCTGTCGTGTAATGTCAACCCCCCACATAACAAAGGTACAGAGGTACACAAATGGGTAACTACTTAAGCGCAGATGTTTTTATCACCGGCATTGCAGGAACAAGCGAAGATTTTGAGATTCCCAATCTGGGTACTATCCAGATCAAATCCCTGTCCGTGATGGACGTTCGGCGTATCGAGCAAGAGGGGGAGAACGATCCCATGAAGATGGGTTTGCTGATGGCACAAGCCGGGATTGTGAAACCTGTGCTATCGCCTGAGCAAGCCGAGCGCTTACAGCATTCGCATCCCGGCACCGTGGCGGCGATCAGCAAACGGATTTCCGTGTTGTCTGGGCTGTCCGATGATGTCGAAAAAAAAGTTGGGAATGGTTCCTAGCTAAAGCTAAACCAGGTAACGCAGAGTTAGCGCCAACCCGTAATTTTTCGCTGTTTCAGACAGCAGAGCAGTTAGGTTGCACGGTGTGTGAGTTGTTGGCGGGCGAAAAGAAGCCGCTTTCAGCGATGGAAGAATATCTCTGGAAACGGTATCGCCTGGCTACAGCACGCCTACATCAGCAGAGTAGCCCGACAATGGGCATTAGACCAGGATCAGGTATGAGGTAAAGGCATGATCGGTACGCAAGTCGCTTCACTATACGCCACAATGGGCGCAGATATTAGCGGTTTTCAGCGGGGCATGGGCACCGTTGACAACATGCTGCATTCCGCTGGTGGCAAGCTTGGCGGCTTTGTCGGCATGTTGGGCACTGGACTAGCTGTAGCTGGGACAGCAGCAGTAGCCGGTCTTGCGGCGGCTGGGGCTGGTATTGTCGGCTTCACAAGCAAGGCCGCATCGGCGCAACAGTCCGTTGCTGACATTGCGGCTAACATGCAACTGTCAGCCGATGAGACAGCCAAGGTTGCAAAGTTGGTCAATGACCTGGGGATTGACCCAAAACTCAAAGTGACGGCTTGGGAGGCCGCCGCCGCTATCGATATGCTGGGCAAGAATGGGCAGAGCCTGACTGATATTTTCGGCGGAACGGCACGAGCCACCATCCTACTGGCGAATAGCACGAAAGCCGATTTTGGCACAGCAGCCGACATTGCTACGGACGTAATGCAGCAATTCAATATTGCGGCGGCTGACATGATGAAAGCCGTTAACGGCATCACAGGGGCAACACAGAATAGTAAATTCGATATTAACGACTATCGCCTTGCCCTTGCCCAAGCGGGTGGTGTGGCGTCTTCTGTGGGGGTGAGCTTTGAGGATTTCAACGCCACCATCGCAGCTATCAGCCCATTGTTCGCTGGTGGATCTGACGCAGGCACGAGCTTTAAGACATTCCTGCAACGTCTGACACCAAGCACGAAGCCGGCTATCAAGGCGATGAAAGAACTGGGCATTATCACCGCTGACGGAAAGAATCAGTTCTTTGACGCAACCGGTAACATGAAAAGTATGTCCGAAGTTGCAGGTACCCTGCAATTGGCATTTGCTGGGCTAAGCGATGAGCAGAAAAACCAGTATGCCTCTACCATTTTCGGTACAGACGCTATGCGGGCGGCTTTCGCTATGGCGAACGCAGGCAGTGAGACGATCAATAAGCTAAAGACGGCCATTGGCAACACGAGCGCAGAGGACGCCGCAGCCACCCGCATGGATACCCTATCAGGTGACTATGAGATTTTCACCGGTGTTGTTGACGCTCTCTCAATCAAGATCGGCGAAAAGTTTATTCCTGCCGCCCGTGACATGTTGCAGTGGGCTACCGGTATGGTGAGTGGTAACTCAGATCGGATCGTGGGATTCTTTGAGAAGTTGACGGAGTATATTCCATCGGTAACCAAACGAGGAATGGATCTGTTTGATCTCATATCTGGTCCAGGCGTCACAAAAACAGTAAAAACGCTTGCCGGGGCATTCTCATCACTAGGGAGAACGTTGACGCTATTAGTACGACCGTTCAGAGAGGCATTTGGGGGGTTATTCTCGGAGTTATCAGCAGTAAACACTACCGGTTTCGCCGGGATATTCGATTCTGTCCTAAAACGAATTGGGAAGGCTATAGGTGATTTCGGCAAACTGATCAATGAGCAAGCTGTCCCGTTTGTGCTTGAAAAGCTGGGACAGCTTACCACTGCCGTCTATGAATGGGCAAAGGGTGTGGATTGGGGGCAGGCGTTCATCAACACCGTATCAACTTTGTGGGAATGGGCCGTTGATATATGGAATGCAGTATCACCTTACCTTACGTCCTTCTGGAACTTGCTCACCAGTTGGGTCACAGACCCGGTAAAGCGGCATCAACTGTGGGACGGTATTACAGCGGCCACGTCCGCAATATGGGAGTGGGCCGTTGGCATCTGGGGCAAAGTTTCACCCTACCTGTCCACGTTCTGGACAGAAATGGTGAGTTGGGTCACAGACCCGGTAAAGCGGCAACAACTGTGGGACGGTATCAAAAATATCGCATCCGCCATGTGGGGCTGGGCAGTTGGCATCTGGGACACAGTATCCCCTCATCTGTCCTCATTCTGGTCGGAGTTGACTAGCTGGGTGACCGATCCTGTAAAACGGCAACGGCTAATGGGTGCGCTGAGTGACGCCTGGAACTGGTTTTCTACCTGGTCGGGCAAAGTTTGGAACGAAAATATCAAGCCTCCTCTAGACAATGCCTGGCGCAGCCTATCAGGATGGGTGACAGACCCTGCAAAGAAGCAAGAGCTATGGAGTCGGGTCAGTGGCACATGGACGGGCTTTACCACATGGGCTACAACCCTATGGGACGAAAAGATTAGACCGGCGCTTGTCACGATGGGCGCAAAAATGAAAATATGGATCGACAGTAATTATCCACAGTTGGGAAGCTGGATAGATGCTATTACGACATTCACGACCGATGCAAAAAACCGGTTTGTCGAAAATTTTCCGCAAATGTCGGCAGCCGTAGTAGGGCTAGGCGACACCCTACGCACCGAGATACCGTTGATCGGGCAAGAGATCCAAAAGCTTATTACTACCCTCTTCGGCAGTCCAGGCGGCAGCGGGGGCGCAACCTTTATGGACTGGATAACCTATGCTGTTGAAAATGTGACCTGGAAGATCGGTTCTCTGGTGAAGCAAATTCGGATAGTGTTAGACATGATCAACCTGATCAACGATGGGTGGCGGCGACTATTCAGTGGCGACTTCTCTGGTTACCTTAACCTACGTCATGAGTTTGATAGCCTGTGGAACCAACTACAGAATGCGAACCAAGGGGCGCCTACTCCACCCGGCTTCGCTTCGGGCGGTCGTTTCACCCGTGGCGGCATGGCGTTAGTTGGCGAGCGTGGCCCTGAACTAGCAGAGTTTCCGCCAGGGACACGCATTCACAAAAATGAGGATGCCGTGTCCATGCTGGGCAGTGGCGGTAGTCGCCGTCTGGATATTTACTTCCACGGTGAAAGCGCCCTGCCTCGTGACAGGGCGGCGCTTAGGGAATTGGCGGAAATGTTACGCAAAGAAGTTGCCATGACTGGGGCAAGACTGGTGTATTCATAATGCCAACCATTACACACACCATTACGGTCATGATCGACGGTATTGACCGTAGTTCAAAGCTGAGGAAGGATTCACTTTTCGTCCGCTCAAGTGTCGGCAATAGCGTTGACGTGGCCGAGTTCACCATTCTCTACGATGACTCATTCTCCTTTCGTGAATGGACACAGGTGCTGATATACGTCAATGCTACCCTAATCTTCGGTGGGTACATTGTGCGCTATTCTGGCTCCGATCTCGGTGCAGGCGATGGAAAAATAGCAGCATGGAATGTCGAGTGCAAAGACTGGAGCATTCTGTTAGACAAGGTTACTGTCACCGAGCAGTATACAGATCGTTCCGATGCCTACATTATCAATGATCTATTTTCCACCTACCTTAGCGGAGATAGTTTTGACGCATCGAGCAATGTCACCAGTCAATTTGACGACGTGGACATGGTATTCGAGAGCATTTCTCTGCGAGAAGCACTTAATCAGTTGGCAGCAGGCGTTAGTGCAAACTGGCATGTCGATCCAAGCAAGGCAATCTACTGGTACGCGCCATCGGCGCCGGACAACGCCACATTCGATATTGACACTGTGTCGCCCGATGGCGTCAATTCGTTCGACGTGCTTGCGAATAGCGTGAAGGTTGATCTGGATGCTACGGAGATCGTCAACCAGGCTATCATTGTTGGCGGGTTCGCACAGAGCGGGACATTGCAAACGGATACATTTACCGCAGAAGAAGACAAAATCACCTACGGGCCATTAACAAAAGCGCCTTCTAGTATGTGGCTGGTTACATGGACTGATAACCAGGATGTTAATTGGTCAGCCTACGCGTCTGATATTGGCATTTATCCACATGACGAACTCCGCGTGGATGGCGGGCTCTACATTGTGCAAGCCAATCTTGATGCCCGAAACGTAACCATTGCAATGGAGGGTGGGTACTATCCCAAAATAGGGTCAACAATTACTGTCCAGTATTACTATCAGACACAGGTTACTGTAACCCGAAACCACACGGAGAGTCAGTCCACATACGCCAGAGTCTTTTCGCGCACCTACTACGACGACTCGATTGTCGATACCGTATCGGCAGAGCGATACGCCGACACCATTTTGTCAGAGTACGCAAATGGGAGACTGCGGATTAAATTCGATGTGGCTGAGCATGGACTGCTGCCGGGGCGGCTGGTGTCGGTCAACATCCCACTACTAGATATTGAATCAACCGTCACGTCAGCCCACTTGGCGCTAGAGAGCAGTGTCGAGGATGCTCTATTGCTAGAGGACGGAAGCCGCCTTCTGTTAGAGAGTTACGGTGTCACTAGGAGCTTCTTGATTCAGGAAGTATCGATACAATCGGTCGTGACCGGAAACAATCAGTTCATGGTGGTTGCATCCGTGTCTGCCGGCAAATTCTACCAGACACTAATTGAGAGCTTTGGCAACGTCAGCTACACGTCATCAGGCGTAACCAGGCGCAATACAGGCAGATCGATTGGCAGACTCAGTGACATAACCGGCAATATGGGAGAGGTAATCTCCGGGCGTGCGCTGTTCACCGATGGCGGTACGGCTCAGTTTTCATGGTCAGATTATGGTGGTCATACCGGAGCCGTAGTAGGCAGGGAAGAGAGCAGCGTGACGACACGGGGAGCCATGCTCATTCTACAGGATGGCACCGTGAGAGCCAAAGTTGGCTACCTAGATGGGCTTGGTTCTGTCGGGACTGTTTCGCCAACGGGCTGGGGCATCTGGACGAGCAATGGTTATTTCACCGGGGCAATTGCAGCCACAGCCGGGGAGATCGGTGGCTGGGTCATTGCCAACAACTTAATCTATGCCGATGGGGGCACCATTGCCACCCGGCAACTGCCCATTAACAGCAGCAACCCCGGCGTCTACTTGACTTCAGCCGGTCTGTTTGGCTATGGCACCCTTGGGCTGACATTCAGCATCCCAACAGATCCGGCGCAACGTCCTATATTTTCGTCTGGTACCATTCTCGAAACCGTGTATGAGGTGACGAACGCTGCTGTCATCCGAACGGGCACAGCCGGCGCACGGGTGCAAATGGACAATTCCGGCGTCTTTGGCTATGACAGTGGCGGCAATACCCGCTTTAGCTTTGACACCGGCACCGGTCGAATGACAGCCGTTAACGGGGTGTTTAGTGGAAGTGTAACGGCTGGCACGGTGTCCGGTGTTTTGGTATCGGGTGGTACTGTGACAGGGGCCGTGTTCACGGGTGGCACCGTAACGCAAGGGGCGATCAGCGCAGCGCAGATCAGCGGTGGCACCATCACCGGCTCACGGGTAAGCGGTGGCACAGTCGTTGGTGGTCTTGTCAGTGGCGGAACTGTGAGCGGGGCTGTATTCAGTGGCGGTACAGTCTCACAAGGGACAGTAAGCGCAGCGCTTGTATCGGGCGGCACTGTGATCGGTGCGGTGGTATCGGGTGGGACGGTGACCGGATCGCTTGTGACTGGTGGCACAGTCTCACAACTAAGCGGATCTGTTTTATTAGGTACAGCAGGAATACAATTCACACCTCCTTCTAGTTATTCCTTTGGCGCCCCTGTCTCTATCAAGTGGGTTACCTCAGGTACAGTAGTAGGTGAAATTTCAAATATCTGGACAGGGAGCCAAGCATCTATGCGTCTTGTTGCAGGTCAACAAGATCTAGTTACAGGTAAAAGAGGCGCAATTTCTTTAATCCAAGAAAATGTATCTGGTAGTCCCACATCCAGTATTGTCCTAGACAATGGGGTTATTCAATTAAACGCTAATACATCATCACCTATCTATTTAGGTGGGCATATTAGATCTGACGCTTCATCCCAAAATCGTACACTGGGTACAACAAGTTTCGCTTTTCGGTACCTATACCTAAAGGACGACAATGGCAATGATCGACGTGTTTCTATTAATTCTAGCGGTGTGCTTACCGTAACATAGAGGTGTGCATTATGGCAGATACGAAAACTACCGGCTTAGCCGAGCTTGACGCAGTACCAGCCGTGGGCGACTGGTTACCGTTCGTGGACGTGAGCGACACAACCATGTCTGCGTCTGGCACGACAAAGAAAATCAACGCTGACCGGTTCATTTATACGACAGGTGTAGCAAACACGCTGGCTGCAAACCTGAATGTGAACAGCAAAAACCTGACTAACGTTGGCACAATTGCAATAGGATCAGACTTTTCACCTACCTATAAGGCGGATGTGCTTGCTTCAGCAGGGAGCGCAAATATTTTCCGGGCTGGGCAAGTAGGGGTGAGTAATGGGTTAACTATCGCAACTAACGGCACTACCCTCACTTATATTTTCAACAACGCCAAAGTCGGCATTAACGAGATCAGCCCTGATTACGCGCTTCATATCACTGGTGGTACATCAGCACCTTTTCCTATTATAAAAATCGAAAATTCCGTAGGAAAATCTTGGTGGTTATATGCGGGGGCTTTGGGGGCAAACAATTTTGGGTTGTATGATGAAACAGCGGGCGCATACCGGTGGATCGTTGACACAAACGGCAACTTCTGCCTAGGAAATACAACGCCATCATATAGGTTTGATACTCTGGCTGCTGCTGGGAGTGCCAGCATTATGCGGGCCGGGCAGTCTGGTGTCAGCAATGGGTTCACTATCACCTCAAACGGCACCCGTTTGACCTACACGTTTGACCCAAGCGTAACCGTCAGTGGTGGCACCGTAACCTGTGTTGACCTGGTAGAAACATCCTCACAGGAAATCAAAGAGAACCTGGAAGAAATCCCCAACGTGCTTGACCGGCTGGTTGGTCTGAAAGCTTATCGGTACAATCGCAGAGGCGATCCTGTTGCGCATAAGCGCATTGGTCTGCTTGCTGAGCAGGTGGGAAGCGTATTTCCAGAAGTGGTAGCCGATGTGACCATTATGGAGAATGACGAAGAGGTTGTCACGAAGGGGATCAACTACGGGCGTATGTCAACCCTGTCAATGCTTGGCTTGAATGAGCTAGTGGGGCGACTGCAAACGGCTAAGGAGTTCCTTGACAACAAGATCCAGCAAGGGGCTAACAAGCTGACAGACCATGAGCAACGAATCAGAGCGCTGGAAACTGCCGTTGCTGCCTTGCGAAAATAAAAGTAGGGCGCCATGCCCTACTCTGTTAGCGATGACCATTCATGACCGGGGCCGGCTGGCCGATATGCCACTTGCGATTTGCATTGTACACCAAGCCGCTGGCGGCTAATTCTTGCAAGTCATTGTACAATGTCCCTCTTGTACAAATATCGTCGCCACCCAACAACTTGTGCAATTCACTGGCACCGGCTGACATTTGCTCTGTCAGAATGTTCAAGAGCCGTTGTTGGCGTTGTACAACATCATCTTGGCGTTGTACATTCGCATCATCCAAGTTGTTCAATTGTTCAATGTCAACTTGTTCAATTTGGCCGTTTTGTACAACTGACAACGGGTTAGATTGTACAATGTCGTTGTCTACTGACAGTTTGGGTTGTACAATGTCAACCCCTGTTTGTACAATCGGTTTGTCAACTGACGTTTGTACAATCCGCTGCTGTACAATGTTATCAATTTTGTTTCTGACAATTAGCCCCACCTGCCTCTCAATGTACGTCGTCATTTTCGACAAGTCAACGTCGTCCAACGACTGATTGACGAACATGTTGATTCGTTCGTTCATGGCGTCGTCACTCGCCGACAACCGTTTGCGCTTCTGCGCTTCGGTGTAGATTGACATGGCGACAGCCAGCAAGCACTCGCCGATCAACGGGAACCCAAAGCCCTGGATGCCGGCTGTGATTACGGTCTGCCCATGCTCCCAGTATGCAAGGAATTGGACGGCGCCCGACAGCAACCCGACTGCTACGGTTGCGATGAGCATGAATCGGAACGTACCCCTGTCGCTAGGTGGAATCCGTGCCAGCAGGACGGACACAGCCACTAGCCCGAAACCCAGGGCTACACCCACACCGTAGGCTGTGACAGGATTGTGACCATGGCCGACCATGTATTCTGCGATATTACCAACAGAGGCCAGAGCGAACACGACCATGACAGCGTCGACAAAATGTTCAATCGTTAATAGCTTTTGCACTGCTTTCATAGTTCATTACTCCAACGCCAATCGCACGGGGGGGGGCATAATGTTTGCAGAATCTGCAAACATTTTCGCCACGTCCCAACACCCTCACTCAACCAACTTCACATTGATCCACCCAGGCGACGTGTAGTCAATCGCCTGCCCATCCACGTCCGTGGTTTGCCGGCTGAGTCGCGACTTCAGTTGCCAAATGAGTAGAGCAACAAGCAGAGCCGTCACTCCCCAGTATTGCGTGAGAAAGCCGACAAGCCCACCGCTCGGGGCGCCTGTTGCCTCTACCGGCGCCTGCATGGTAGTAACCCACTGCATAATCGCTGCCTGATTCTCGTACCCAAAATAGCCCACGATCAGGGTGAGCATAAAGCCAAGAAAGAGCCAGTCACCAATGCCTGATTTGTTTTCCATTCCGTAAATCCTTTCGTTAGAAATTCTTCTTCTTCTTCAAAATCACACACTCTTCTTCTTCTCTACCACGAGTAGAAGTGTGTTTCAGAAAGAAGAAGAAGAATTTTATTGAGTAACAATAGCGTCAAAAACTTTGCGTGCGAGCAAACTTTCGCGCCCCTTGTTTTCCGTCCCTTCGCCAAACAACACTTCTGCAATCATGCCCTTCGCCCGTTTGTGTGGCCCGCCATTTTCCGGGAAGATTTCTGCGAAGCGCTGGCTTTGGATCACCTGCTCTACACACCATTCAAGCGGCATGTCATGGGGCGACTTTTGCGCCGGCTGCGCCTGGGGGAGTTCGCCTGTCGGAATCATGGAGATCTGATACGGCTCCTTGTTCTGCCAGCGTTCAACGATTTCGTCGATAGACGCCTCCAACGTATCGCCCTCAATCAGATAGGATTGAATGCGTTGCGTGCGCCCTCCGCCTACAACTGCATAGAAGCTGCCTGCGCTCTCCAACGCTTCGCAACCAATGCCGCCGCGCCCCATGCCAATCTCGCTTTCCTTTGCCGTGGTAACCATGCCACAGGCGCGGGTGGTGAGATTGCCCTTGGCTACCGTGTCGACAATTTCAATAGTCGGCTTTTGCGTGATAAGGATGACATGAATGCCGAGCGACCGCCCAACACTGGTAATGCTCACAATCTGCTGCTCAACCTGCTCGCGCGTCTCTTTGCCTAAGTCGCCCCTAAAGTCCGCATACTCGTCGATAATGAGAATCAGCTTGCGCGGATCTGGGTGGCGCTTGCGGCGCTCCAACTCCGCTTTCGCGCTGGCAATAGCTGCGACGCAATCTGCCGGCTCACTGCGCATGGTGACGTGGGGTAAGTCGTCAAGAATCTTCCAGTCAGGATCGAACTTAGGATCGAGAAAGACAACGGACAGTTGATCGGGTGGCGTGCTGTAGCAGAGACTGTTAATCATGCCGATAACGAGCACACTCTTGCCACTGCCCGTTGTACCGGCAATAAGTGCGTGAGCCAGCGTCTTCTTGCTGTAGTCCATGAGCGCCGGCGCCGGGTTCATGGAGGTATAATCCATTCCGAGCAGAGCCTGAAGAGGCTTCAGTTGTTCCAACTTCGCGTCTGCCCACAGCAATGGACGCACCGTCAACGGGTAAGCCACCTCGATAGCCAGCATTGGGGTGCGAATGTTCACCTCAGTCTCGCGCCCCCGGTGCATGGATAGAAGCACTTCCAGATCCGTCTCAATGCTTTCCAAGGCGCTAATCTTGCCGTAGGTGCGCAATGGGTAGCGGATAAAGTTGCCGGTATCGCTGGCGACAACCCCGGCTGTGTCGACTACTGCCTTTACCTTCAGTTGCTGAAAGAGCCCATTGATTAAAGCGATTTCCTTAGCCGCCACATATCCAAGTTCGACCTTCGCCGGCTCCATTTTGCCGTGTAGCCATTGGATGATCCAGTTCCGAATCGCTCTCATGATTTCCTCCAATTAAAGCAGGTAGACCCTTTCGATCTACCTGCTTATCGTACACACTTCTTACGGGCTATCGTTGCTGGCGTCCGCAACCGTGGTGTTGTTCCCGTAAGTTTTCAAGAACTGATCGATGTACGCTTGTCCGCCACCGGGAACTGTGCTCCCCTGTTGCGCCTTCAACTCGGCGTAGGTGTAAACGCTACGCGGCGTCGGCGTCGGAGCCACCACAACCGGAGCAATCGTAGGCAGCGGACCAAGCGCTTGGATAGCTTGCACGGCGTCGGCGTTGTTATTGATTACACTGTCTCCCGTCGCAAGATTGCGTTGTAGAGCCTGGCGTGGCTGCACGGGCTGCACGTAAACAGGCGCCGGTGTAGGCTGCACACGGTAGTTCGCCTGTTGCTGCCCCCACGACTGGACGGGTGTCGGCACTACGTTCGCCGCCGAGTTGACCGGGGCCGAGCCAGGGGCGGGAATCGCCAACACCCAGCCTGCCCGGATCACGTTACAGTTGCTGATGATGTTGCGATTGGCAGCGCACAGAGC